GCCGCTCCGTTTATATTACCCATCGCTGGGGTCAAAGTTGCAGTTCCATTCCCGATATTAACGATCCAACAGAACCAAGGCGGAGCTTGAGTGCTAAGGCTAACCGCGATAGGCGATCCGTCCGAAAGCACTACAACAGAACCATAGTCCCCCTGTGTCGTCGCGTATGTCGTTACTCCACTCTGATTGTCCACCGCTCCAACTGATGCCGGAGTTGTCGGACTCCCTCCGCCCCCCGTAACTACGCTCTCCTGAACCGTTGTGTTGTTGGTAGTGGGGCCGCTAGTCTTCCCTGCCAATAGCGACATTGCCTGAGTATGGTTATTCAACTTCTGGTAGATGAGTGTGAGGTGCTGTTGAAGCCACGCGGGGGCTTCTGGACTGATCTTGGGGGCGAAGGTTAGGATAGGAACTGGTTTGCTCATACCGACGCTCCTGGCGACGACGGCCCACCGTATGGTTTCTCCACCCTAAAACTCCCGTTATCTACCCCCCAAGATCGGACTATGACCTCCAACTCTGGAAGCCAAAGTGAGAAGGGAGCCGAAGAGGTAGCAGAGAAACCAATCAATCGCCATTTATTTGGAGTCAACTGAGTAAACGATTTTGTCTGCGTTCCTCCGCTGCTAGGCAATATGATCGTCTGAGGGGCTATAGAGCCATTCCCCGTATCAACTGTAAAGGTTATTGTAACCGCAGAAGTTGATAGATATGGGATATCCATGTAGCGCAAGAACTGCCACCCCTTGCCGCCTAGAGCGGTGATCTCAGTTGTCCAGTTAGTTGCCATCTCAGGGAATGGTTGATACTGCCACGCGCTCTCCCCTTGACCAACCCCTCCATACCAAATCCTAGCGTTCGCCTGTGGGACTAACTGAATATCATGCGCGAGGAATGGAGGCCACGAGAAAACGAGAGTCTGTTTGCCGTTGAATGTTCCGGTAAATGTAGGCCCAGTCTGCCCTCCGTCGTACAGCACTTGAAAAGTCACAGGGATGTTGGCTGTGTCCGCAATAAGTTTTACTCCCTGAACGAACTTATTGTCTACTCCCCCAACTTCCATAATTGGGGTATATTCCGGAATAATTTCGGGATATTCATCAAAATCAAACTTAGCTTCCGCTGCCCATAGCCCAACAGGATTCTGAGGTACGAACCTTAATTCGTGAGCAATAAATGGAGGATCGAAAGCAAACGCAACCTGAGTCTTTACTCCTGACGGCGTTGTGGTAGCCGGGAGTGGAATGGTCGCTCCATCCGAGGTAACAATATTTACTACTGCCGCAGCCCCATTAGTGTCCATAGGGAGCACAAGAGAACGAAAATACTTCGCTCCGTTAGTTCCTACATTCATCCAAGCACTATACAACGCTGTATATTCTGGCCAAGGATCAATATCCCACTTGGATTCTTCTATCCAAATTCTCGCGTTAGTCTGTGGAATAAGTTGAATATCGTGCGCGATAAATGGAGTGAATGCGAATGCTTTGGTTTGCTTACCATTGAATGCCGATGTTACCGTTGGTCCAGTTTGTCCTCCATCGTAACTTACAACAAATGAAGTAGAGACATTTGCGGTATCTCCTGTGATATTCAGCCCACGCACCAGTTTTGCACCGCTGCCGTTTACCTCCATAATCGGGGTATAGGCAGGTATAATTTCAGGGTATGGATCGGCTTCCCATTGAGCTTCCTCTGGCCACATCGCGGCGGCTGAGTTCATCCTTATTTGAACTTCATGGGCTACAATAGGAGGAACAAACGCGAATCCTACGGGAGTTTTTACTCCTGCCGCAGTCGTAGCGTTGAAGGATACGGAATCTCCGTCAGAAGACACTACAGTTAAACTCGCACTAATTCCCTTTGTATCCAACGGAAGGGTTAGTGACCGAATATACTTTGGTTCTTGCCTGTCGAGATTCATCCACGGGCTATAAATGGTTGTATATTCCGCCCACGGATCAAGTATCCATTTACTTTCTGTTAGGAATATTCTGGCAGAACTTTGCGGAACTATTTGAAGATCATGCGCAACAAATGGGGGATCGAAGGCGAACGAAACAGTCTGCTTACCATTAAATGCCGTTGCTGTCGTCAATGGCCCGGTTTGTCCTCCATCGTATAGTACTTGGAAAGCTACAGGTACATTAGCCGTATCAGCAGTAATATTTATTCCTCTTACATATTTATTCCCCGATCCTCCCACCTCCATAATTGGAGTGTACTCAGGAATTATCTCAGGATAAGGGTCGAAGTCCCACTTCCCTTCTTCCACCCATATACGGATTGAAGCGTTAGGCACAAGTTGTACATCGTGAGCCACAAACGGTGTGAATGAGAACGCTTTAGTCTGTTTGCCATTGAAGGATGCGGTAAGGACTGGCCCTGTCTGCCCGCCGTCGTAAAGTACCTGAAGGCTAACTGAGGAGTTGGCACTATCTCCCGTTACGGTGACGCCTCGCATATACTTTGCTCCAGAACCCCCAAATTCCATGATCGGCGTGTATTCGGGAACCAACTCTGGATATGGATCAAAGTCCCATTTGCTTTGATCTATCCAGATACGCGCATTCGCTTGTGGAATGATCTGTATGTCATGGAAGACGAACGGCGTGAATGCAAACGCTTTAGTCTGCTTGCCATTGAATGTTCCCGTAAAAGTTGGGCCTACTGTCCCCCCATCGTACTGGATTACAAATGAAGTTGATACTCCTGCTGTGTCTGCCGTCAGTGTCAGACCACGGAAATACTTCGCCCCAGCACCTCCAGTTTCAAGGATTGATGTGTACTCTGGAATAATTTCGGGATAAGGGTCAGCGTCCCACCTAATCTCCTCTGTCCATACAGCCGCATTGGAGTTCATCTGCAACTGCACATCATGGGCTACGATGGGAGGGTTGAATGCAAACGATACAACCGTCTTCTTCGCGGCAGGAGTAGTTGCCGAGAAGGACACTGACCCACCATCTGAAGTTACTACGGTAAAGTTTGCCACTGCACTATTTGTGTCCATAGGAACTACTAGCCCACGCAGATACTTAGCTCCTTGCACACCCAGATTAGACCACGCGCTACGCAGGGGGGCATACTCCGGCCACTGGTCAAATATCCAATTCATCCCCCATTCGGCATCCGGCGCACGCCTCCACGCCACACCGTCAGTAGAAATCAACCTTAGATCATGTGCGGTAAATGGAGTCACAAAAGTAAATGGAGTTAGCGTCTGCCCATTTACTGTTATCGGAATTTGGTCTGGAGTCCTCAGTGTATTATCGTCGCTGCGCTCTACATTGAACGTCTTAGGAGTATTGAATGTATCTAGTTCCAAAACAAATCCGCGTATCAGTTTATTTCCTGGGAATCCTCCATTATTCCACTCGGTAGGACGATCATTAATAGAGTCAGGGAGAAGTGAAGTCCAGTGTGGCTCCCAGCTATCAAGTACATCTCCGCTTCCTACTGGCCAACTTAATTGCGCCGCTACGTCTAAAAGATCATTGCCAATTCCAGCAGTAAAGTCGATTACATACGGTGAAAGAATTCCTGTCCCGGTAAGAGACGTAGGAGAATATCCGCTCATAGCTAAAGCATATCGGTTCGCATAAAGGGCTAGAGCGACAGGATTAGAAGCCGTAATAAGTGCTTTGATATACACATCTCCAAGCCTCTTTTGCGCCCTCACGTCCCCTGAATTTATGCATGGTGTAGCTATTACCGCAGTAGCCGTTTCTGTGGCTGTAGAGTCAAACTGACGCACCGTACCGTCTGAGCATCCCGTAAGTATTTGATATACGTCCCCAGCCGCCCATGCATGGTAGTTCACGGTAGGATTATATACATCTACGCTCCAGCCCTTCGCCTCCATGTCGTAAACTAATGTTCGGGGAGTTGAGGTAGTGTCCTGATAGTTGTAGAAGATGTACCCCGGAACCATTGCGATGGTCTGCGCGTTTGGTTTCGTATCGTCAGGAGGATAGACGGTGTTTCCTCCAACAGTTACGGCAGATGGAGTTTGGCCGCTATGCGGGAAAAGGTTGTAGATTGCACCGCTGATGTCCTGTTCTGGCTCGCCACCCTTTGAGATAAAGATTCCGTCCTTAGCTCTCCAGCCAATAAGAGACCCAAGTGCGGCAATAGCATAGCGCATATACAAACCCCGAGTAGCTGCCGACTGCACGAGCGTCCACTGGCTTCCCAAAGTCCCGGTAACCGTTGCCACTGCATCGGCAAAGTTCGGGTAGATTAACCAGAATCTATCTGTAGAGAACACAGTAGAAAGTTCAGAAGTTACCGTCCCGTTCATCAAAGGTTCGTTCGGACTGGTAACGTATAACCTATTTGTATCAGGCGCGGAGTCGAAATTATTTCCCATCGACCACAGCAGATCACCTTGATTGTTTGGGTCAAGTCCAAAGTAGAAGCTACCAGCGTTGTCCGGCGTTGGCCCCCATATTACAGGACTCGGTTCGGCTGCCAGAGTCGGCACCGTAATATTCCACGGCAGGACAGTCCCGGTTGGCGGGTATCCATAGGTAAGAAATCCGGTGTCGCTGGTGGTGGTGGTGACGGCAATCAGCGCAGTGGTAGAAGTAGGTCTATTGTAAAGCGTGTACACAATACCAGCGATGTTGATAAGGTTTCCCGGTAGCCATCGGACATTGAAAACATCGGTACCGCCTGTACTCGTTACCGCACCATTAGCTCCTACAGTGCATATTCCTGAGCGCGGTAGGTCAATGGACGGGAAAGGCTCATAATTCTCGAAACTGAGAATCGGATTTCCTGCAATGGCAAGATCGCTCTGTGTGTCGCTAAAACCTACAGACGTATTCGGTGTCGATCCAGCATAGGTGAAGTTGTCTAGCGATGGAGTCATTCGATAATAGTCTATAGTGTCTACCTGTGGGTCAAGTGACGGCGTGGCTGTCACCGATGCTGAAAGCGTCGTGTAGTAAACCGTGGCGGTAAAAATATTCAAGAAACTTCGGTCACTTCCACCAGACGACTGCGTGGTAATTTGGAAACCAATTCCAAAAGTAGTATCGTTCACGATGGCAGGAGTGAGAACTGTACCCCAACTGTCGCTATCTCCCCCTTGTGTAGCTGTTGAGAATGACTGAGAATTGGCAATTCCTGGAGCCTTAACTTGACCGATGATCTGCCCTTGATAAAAGAGAGCAACTGATGTGATGATTCCCGTCCCGGCGTACTGCCCAATCCATGTCATCGCCGCAAGGACACCATCTATGTTTACTCCTGTTGGCACAGCGAAACCAAGATTGTGCGCAATAACGTAGTCCGTAACTACACCAGCCCCAACGCTTCCCTGTGTCCGAAGTTGGTTCCCAACCACCTGATACTGTGAGGAGTTATAAATAACATTGCTTGTTGGGAAAGAGATAGAACCTGAAACGCTGGTCTGCGGTACAATCTGCGGGGGAGATTCTGGCGATGGATTCGATACTGCACCTGTCACCGATGAGCGGTAGGTGTTGCGGTATGTTACCCAATTTGGGCCGACAGCTCCAATTGTTGCCAGTAGCGTTCCCGGCGTTCCTCCAAACGTAACCGGGAAGGTAGGAACTGACGTGTATCCTGATCCTGCGTTCGTCACGGATGCGGTGATTATCTGTCCACCTGAAATGGTGATTGTGACTTGCGCAAGGGTTCCTCCACCTCCCACGCCAGTAATCGGGTAAGTTCCATCTGTCTGTCCACTGCCCGGAGTCACAATGGTTACGCCGGTTACCCCTTGTACCGTAGACGCAACGATTGCTGGGGCTATCTGTGGCTCTTTGATGCCAGTCTTATAAACCGTGCCGTCGGAGCGCACCTTGAGCATCCCGCATACGGTTCCATAAGCGGCATATCCAGGACTAATACCGCCTGATGGGATTGTCACCGCTAGAGATGGATCGGCAACATAGCACCACGGACGAGGGCTTTCAGATGGGCGGTAAGGAAGGAATGATAATGGGTTTGTACTTAGTCCCGTAGCTACGCTAGTAGACTCAACATACATCACTCCTGCCGCGCCGATTACTCTTACATAGTGCGGAGAAGGAGCGTAGGGATCGTTCATCCGCGTCAAGGAAGTTACACCTGATGGCAACGCGGAAGGAATCAGATTACTTCCCAGTGGAGGTCTAGCTGTCATTCTCCCACTAAGAAGTTTTCTCGTATTTTGCAGATATGGGTAAGACCCCGGCTTGAGCGCGTCCGGGGGCATCGTGGTGTTCATTCCACCTTGGTTTTCGAATATCATGTGGGGCGCGTTATTATCCGGCATTTCCCGCACCTCTATTCGACTTGCTACTGTATCTCTCTTGAGCGCGATCTTGGGCACCACCGCGCTGGTCGATCACATCACTGAAGGCCCCCGTCGATTTCAGTCTACTATTTTCTTGGCTACAAAAGAGAATAAACTGTTTGTCTAACTCCGTAGCCGCCATAAATTCTGCTCCACCTAACTTCACGGATGCCAGAAACTGCGCTTCGTTAAGGACTTGATCCCATTGATCGCGGGAGACTTGTAGATATGTAGACGTGGCTGCATCGAGAAGGGGGGCGTTTCCCAAAACGGTGACTCCGCAACTATGTCCCACAGGCGAGGCGAAAAAGTCCATTCCCGCTATTACGATTACGGGACCAAAATCAGACGGGGTAGAATCCCACCCCACAGAGTAAAGGTCTGTCTCCTCAAGGCTATCCACGCTGCAAGCAACTCCGTTCACGCTTCCAAGCATAATCCACGGAGTATTGGCCATAATTTTAAGCCCATCTAAATATCGTTTTGCGAAATACGCTGACCTTTGGAGGTCTTTTGCCTCCGACTCTCGACCTAATAGATCGGATAGTGCCGCATATTCTAACAAGTAGGCCCAATCGTCGGGGATTCCTAACAAGGTTGCCGCAGGAGGAGCAAACGGTGTCCCTGATTGCGAAACAAGAGCCTCATATACTCCCGGCTGGTTAGGCGTAATGTCCACATCAAATGACAGCGGCGGTTCTGAGGATAATTGAAACGTCTGAGGCGTTCCTGACGGCAACTGGTAAAGTGGAGACTCGTACCACTCCAAAGCTACCGTATCGTCTCGGTATAGGTCGTTAGGAGTATAGAAATTGATTACTCCTGATACCGTTCCCGTATTCGGCAAGGAAAGATTAACTGCCATCCCATTTATGCTCGTCACTGTAGACCACAACGCTATTCCAGTTCCAGATACTAATTGTCCTGCCGCGATGTTGGTCGAGGAGGAGACTGTGATTGAACTTGCTCCGCTTACTCCTGTCGCCGCAGGAGAAGTATCCAAAGCAAGGTAGCGCACACGGATACAGTCTAGTGTTGTATCGGGAAGGAATGTCCTGCGCGTGTTCGGGGTAAGAGGAATATTTTCGAGCAACACATTATTTGCCGAAGAGATTTGGAGTATCTCGTTCCTGCGCGACTGAAGTGCATTCTGTAGGTCGGACAAGGAAAATTGACTAGTCCCTGTCCATGTTCCGCCTGCTGTCGGTGGCTCCAGAAGG